TTGATGGTGAAGATTATGGAAGAGGATATGTAGAAGAATATCAAGGAGATTTAATTAGTCTTGAAGCTTTAATGCAGGCAATTATTGAAGGTGCTGCTGCCTCTGCTAAGACCATATTCCTAGTTAATCCTAATGGTGTTACCAGAGCACAAACTTTAGCAAAGGCTCCTAATGGTGCTATTCGTGAAGGTAATGCTCAAGATGTTTCTGTCTTACAGGTAAACAAAGGAGCAGATTTTAATGTTTCTTTCTCTGCTATTCAGCGTATTGAACAACGATTGGAATATGCCTTCTTAATGGCTAGGTCAGTTCAAAGAGATGCTGAAAGAGTAACTGCTGCTGAAGTTTCAATAATGGCTAATGAATTAGAAAATAGTCTTGGTGGTATTTATTCAATACTGACTCAAGAGTATCAATTGCCCTACCTCAAAAGAAGGATGCATATGTTAGTCAGATCAGGTAAAGTTCCTAAGCTTCCAGAGAAGATAATCAAGCCTAAGATTGTTACTGGTCTACAAGGTTTAGGTAGAGATAATGACAGAGCTAAGCTGGTTGAATTTATTGGTACTGTCTCTCAAGCGTTAGGACCAGATGTAATGAGGATGTATATGAATGTAGATGAGGCAATCAAACGTTTAGCTAACAGCATTGGAATAGATACAGCCAACCTTGTTAAATCACAAGAACAGATACAACAAGAAATGCAAGCACAACAACAGCAGCAACTTATTCAACATTTAGGTCCGGCTGCTTTGGGTTCTCCTTTATTGGACCCACAGAAAAATGCTCAAGCACAACAACTAACAGAGGAAACTAATGCCAACCAAGAAACAGCCTGAACCAGCACCTAAAGCTGACAAACCTAAAATTGAAACACCTAAAGTTGTAGTAAAGAAAGAAGAAGTTACTACTCAACTTACTGTTTCTAAACCTAACGAGCCTGAACAAAATCCTATTCCTAAAAAAGTAGGAAGTTTCAAAACTCGAAAAGGCAATACAATAACTTTTAACTAACCACCCAGAGGTTTTATGGCTACATCACAAGTCGCAACATCAGAAACTCCTCCAATGACCACGGAGGATTTAGCTAATCTTGAAAAAGATGAAAACGGTTTAATACTTGGTAAGTTTAAATCTGTTGAAGATCTTGCTAATTCTTATAAAGAACTGCAAGGTAAACTAGGTCAAATAACTACAGAAGAATCAACACCTGAAGCTTCTACTGAAGGAGAAACTAAAGCAGAAGAAACAAAGACAGAGGAATCTGACTTTAATGCTGCTGAAGTTTATGGTGAAGGTTTAGCTAATGTCTTATCTGAAGCTGGCATAGATGCTCAGGATATTTCTACTAGATGGCAAGAATCTGGTGAAATTTCTGAAGATGACTACACCAAATTAGGAGAAGCAGGTTTTTCTAAAGGTGTTATTGATTCTTATCTTGCTGGATTAAAAGCACAACAAGCTGGTGCTGTTGAAGTAGCTGATAGTCAAATTAAAGCTATTCAGGATTCAGTAGGTGGAGCAGAACAGTATGGAAAACTAACAGCTTGGGCTGTAGAAAATCTTCCTTCTGATCAAGTAGAAGCATTTAATGCTTTAACTGAAACAGGTAATGCAGCTTCTATTCAACTTGCCGTTAACGGTATTCAATCTCAATACAACAATGCTATGGGTAAAGAACCTTCTCTAGTTACAGGTAAAGCTGGTCAAAGTGGAGTCACTCCATTTAGATCAACAGCTGAAGTAGTAACAGCTATGAAAGATGCCAGATATGGTAAGGATGTTGGTTATACAGAGAACGTTCAAAGACGATTAGCAGATTCAAGTGTATTTAACGTAAAAGGTTAGTGGTGTTGGTAAAACTAAATAACTGTTATTATTAAATTACTTCTAGGTTTTCTAAATATTAAGTTGCCCCTTGCGAGGGATAACACCTTGAGAAAGGATTTGCCCAGGAAGTATCAAACACCTTTTTTAATCTTCACTCTCAAGGAGTAATCCATGTCTAACGCAACAGCGTCAAGGCTGGGTCTGGTTAACAATAGTGGAACCGCCTACGAAGCTTTATTTCTTAAAGTTTTTTCTGGTGAAGTGCTAACTGCTTTCTCTGAAAACAATGTTTTCTCAGACGCATTACATACCGTAAGAACTATTTCTTCTGGTAAGTCAGCACAATTCCCTGTTACAGGCACAGCATCAGCCGCCTACCACACACCTGGTAACTTACTAACAGGTGGTGCAATCCTTCACAATGAGAAGGTCATTAACATAGATGACTTACTTATTGCTCAGACATTCGTCGCAAACATTGACGAATTGATGAACCACTATGACGTAAGAGCAATCTACGCTAGTGAACTAGGTAAGGCACTTGCTAAAACATACGACCAGAACGTTGCTAAATGTATAGCTAACGCTTCTAGAGCTTCTACTACTCTTACAGGTGGTAGTGGTGGTACTGTTCTAACTCTTGCTTCTGGTAATACTGCATCTGCAAACGTTACTGGTGATGAGTTAGCAGCAGCTATCTACGACATTGCTCAAGCATTTGATGAGCGTGACATACCTAAGACAGATCGTTTCGTAGTACTTCCACCAGCTGAATATTACAAATTAGCTGAAGGTGCTACTAGAACTATCAATGTTGACTTCAACCCAGGTGGTAACGGTTCATATGCTTCAGGAAATGTTCAGCAGATTGCAGGAATGCCTGTAATTATGTCTAACAATGTTCCTCAAACAAACGTTGGATCTAACCCTGGTGGTTCAAATAACACTTACTCAGGTGACGATAGTAAGACTATTGGTTTGGTCTTCCATAAGTCAGCTGTAGGTACAGTGAAACTACTTGATATGACTACTGAAATCTCTGGTAATGATTATCAGGTTATGTATCAAGGTACATTGATGGTTGCTAAGTATGCTCTAGGTCACGGAACTCTCCGTCCTGAAGCTGCAGCTACTATCAAACTATCTGCTTCTTAATAGCTACATAGAAGGGTACTCATATAATGTGGGTACTCTTCTTTTTTTCTGTTATGGCTTACGGTAAGAAAAAAGTAAAATCAAAAGGCACTAAGAAAAAATGACAGCAACAACAGAACTAGAAGCAGTCAACATTATGCTTGCTGCTATTGGTGAATCTCCAGTTAATACACTTACAGGTACTCTTCCTGTTGATGTGAAATTAGCTCAAACAACTTTGGAAGAAGTTAATAAAGAAGTTCAAACAGAAGGATGGTCTTTTAATACAGAAATCAATGTAGAACTAACAAGAGATGGTTCTAACCATATTGCTTTAGCTTCTAATGTTTTAATTGTTGATCCTAATGTTCATGATCATCCAGACGTAGATGCTATTCAAATTGGATTAAAACTATATGACAGAAAAGAACATACATATGAATTTGATGATGACCTAAAATGTACGGTTGTTTATTTTCGTACCTTTGATGAAATACCTGAACCTGCTAAACGTTATATCAACATCAAAGCAGCAAGAATCTTTGTTGATCGTTTAGTCAGTGATGAAGGATTAAGAACTTACACACAACAAGATGAGATCAGAGCAAGATCTATATTAATGGAAACAGACTTATCTAATGCAGATCACAACATTCTTAGGGGTGATCCTGCTTTAACTAGTGTCTTTGGTACTTATTCACCAGCTAACGCTTTAATCAGGTAATTATGGGTGTCATTTCAAGAGCTATTCCTACTCTTCTTAGAGGAGTATCACAAGCTGCTGACCTAACAAAACAACCAGATCATGCAGACATACAAGACAATGCTAATAGCTCTCCAGTACAGGGATTAATAAAACGTTCTGGTAGTCAATACATAACTAATATTAGTAATTCCACTTTAGGTAACGTTCATATTCAAACGATTAATAGAGATGTTAATGAAAGATATATAGCTGTTTTTAGTAATGGAAATGTCAAAGTATATGATTTAGCAGGAAATGAAAAGACAGTAAATAAACCAGATGGAGTTACTTATTTAACAACAACAAATCCAAGAGATGAAATAAAGACTGTAACTATTGCTGACTATACCTTTGTAGTTAATACAAGTATTACAGTTGCAATGGATACTGCGGTTAGTCAGGGAGCTAGTACAGCAGCATTAGTATTTATCAATCAAGTTAGCGATGATAAAAACTATAAAATCAAAATCAACAGTACTACTTTTAGTCATAACACTGATAACGATAGTCCTTTAAGCACCTCAACTGCTGCTACTGCTCTTAAGACTTTATTAGATGCTGGATTAACAGGTTTTACAGTTACAACAAATGGAGCTGTTTTATGGATAAGAAAGACTGATGGCAGTGATTTTACGATTGAAGTTGAAGATGATTATGCTGGTAGTCATATAACATTAGTTAAAAACTCTGTTCAAACTTTTACTGATTTACCTACCGTTGCACCTAATAATTTTGTTGTAGAAGTAAAGGGAGATGATACAACTAACTTTGATAATTACTACGTTAAGTTTGTCACTAATAACGGAGGAACATTTGAAGAAGGACAGTGGGAAGAAACATTAAAAGCAGGTATTACTTATAAATTTAACTATGACAAAATGCCTCATGTTTTATTAAGACAGGCAGATGGTAATTTTAGATTTGCTAGAGCAGATGGTGATACTTATACAATTAGCAGCGTAGATTATACATTACCTAAATGGGGAGAACGGACTGTAGGAGATGAAGATACTGCACCTAATCCAACATTAGTTGGTACAAAAATAAATAATGTATTCTTCTTTAGAAACAGATTAGGCTTCCTTGCTGATGATAATGTTTGTCTGTCTACAGTATCTGAGTTCTTTAATTTTTACCCAGAAACTGTAACCACTATTGTTGATAGTGATCCTATAGATATTGCAGCCAGTCACACAAAAGTATCTATCTTAAAACATGCAGTGACAATGGGAGAACAGTTAATTCTATTCTCTGATCAAACACAATTTATATTAGAAAGTTCTATTGCAGAAGCTTTAACACCTAAGACAGCTAACGTTACTGTTGCAACTGAATTTGAAAATAATACAGCAGCAACCCCTGTAGGAGCTGGATCTAGTATCTATTTCTTAACGAAGAAAGGATCATTTTCTGGTGTTAGAGAATATATCACCCAAGAAGATATTAATATTAAAGATGCTGCTGATACTACAGTTCATGTTCCTAGATATATAGAAAATGGTGTGTTTAAGATGGCAGTTTCTACTAATGAAAATGTACTTGTCTTATTAGGAACAGATAGCCCAAATAAACTTTATGTTAATCGTTGGCTATATGGAAATAACTTTGAAAAGGTATTAAATTCTTGGTGTACTTATACATTTAATTCTGCAAAAACAATTAGAAATATAGATTTTATTGACACTGATTTATATTTAGTAGTTGAAGAAGCTAACGGTACAACATTAGAAAAGATTCCATTTGAAGCTGACTATAGAGAAACTAATGCTACTTTTGAATATCATTTAGATCATAAAGTTACTGAAGCAACAACAGGTGTATCTAAAAGTTATA